CATTCACAACAAAAAGCCAACATGGCAGCCCTTTACGTTCACCTGTATTTTGATCGAAGTTTTTGTTCCAACAAACCACTTTTCGATAACCTTCCCATTGTGTAGGCTCTTGGTCTTTGTTGTTGTAAGTATCTGCTTTTATTGCTAAATCGTCCCAACCAATAAATGACAACTTTAGTGTTCTGTTGTTTTCAGTGACTTTGTAAATAGTTGGCTCTGACAATGCACCTACTTTACCATCTTTGATAAATGCCCATGCAAACTCGTAGTATTTGTTGGATTGAAACTGACCAGTTGGTGCTGCAATTTCTTCAATCTTTAATTGTTCAGCCGGTGCAATGTGAAGTGTAGGACTGGTTATGTATGCTTCTGCGTAGGATTGTGTGTAGTCTACTCGCAGATCAACATCTTCTTCGCGCCTGGGTAAAATGGCAGTAGACTTTCCGTATGGATTTTGTGAACCACTAACACTTACGTAGGGGTAATCTCTGTGCCCTAAATATAAAAGTTCCAAACAGTTTTCTGGTAGGTCATACCATCGCTTTTTTATCTTCCACCCTTTGTTTGTTGCGGAGGTGGTCCCTTCAAATGGTTTTTCTAACAATATGGTTTTCATGTCCACCAATTTAGAGATGATGTATTCCATGTTGTCTATTTCCATAGGTTGACCTTCCCACACATCCATGTCATGCAGTCTGTCAATGTCGTGACTTAATACCACTTGACGCTCACCCTTAGTAACAGTTGCTGTTACATTTGCACCAGAACTATTCTCTGTATCTGTACTGGTTGTGATGTCTGTGTGCAAACGCATAGTGCCAAGCTTTGTACTAAAGTTCCAACGCTTCATTGTCCAGATGCAATAGTAGGCATCGTTTAAAAGTTCATCCAACTGGTTGTTAAACTGTGCCAGTTCTGGACTGTAGTCAGTAATATTTTTAACTTTCTGTCTCAATGCTTTTAAATTTGCCATAGGTCACCATACGAAAAAAAGGGATGGGCGTTGGCCCACCCCTTCGGCTTGATAGAAAATCTAACTTAGAACTGTTTAATCACAATCACAGTTGCAACAGTACCACTGTCGTCTGCAGTTGCGTAAGCAATAATTGGTAGTACATCAGCCGCATCTGCAGTGTGGAAAGCACCTGGTGTAGCAGCATCAGCAATCAAGCGATCTCCTTTAGCAACTGAACCATCTGTTTTTGCTTGACATAAGCCAGCAATACAAACGTCAATAGTGTCACCAGAAGCCGCTGCAGCTTCAAGAGCAACCCCAACAACAGCAACTCTATCAGTATCGTTACCATCTGCCTTAACAACGTGAATCATTTTATCCCCGTCAGCAGTTTTGGTAATGTCAAAAGCAACAACGTCCTGTGCAGAGATAGCTTCAGAAGCAATAAAGGTTTCGATTTGACGACGGTTCATCGCTTCGACACCCACTGCAACTGTACCACCAGAAGGCAATGCGTTGTATTGAGAAGTTTCCAAGTATTGGATAATGTTTTGTGTAGCCATGATAAGCCCCCTTAGAAAGTTTCTGCGTCGAAGAGAACACCACAAGAACCAAGATGATCTGCAATCAATTGCATTTTAACATACAATTGGGCAGCCCGTGCAGTAGTTCCAGAAATGTGCTCAAAAGGTGAAACAGCGAAGTCAGCATCTTTGTGCATGCACAACTTGACACCGTCAAAGTTAAGGAAGTAGCCAGACAATGGTGCAGTACCAAAGTCATTTGAAGCATAACTAAAACCTAGCTCAAGGTCTTGTTCAACAACAGCACCACCAAAAGCAAGTTGCATACGTCCACCATCAAGAGTCTTCTCATTGATGTATCGCTCTTGTTGGAACAAAGCACGACGATAGTTAGCCATTGCCGCTTCAGACAAAAGCACACAGTCAATCTGACCCATGTGAGTTACAGTGTTTGCTTGGATTGCTAACTGTTGCATACCAACAATACCGTTAGTGCTAAAGTCATTTTGAATGTCAGCAACCTGGTTCATCCAACCGTTGACTGGATAGGTTTGCTTAGAAATACCACCAACAGTAGTACCTGCAACTGCCTGTCGAGCCTTAGATTCTGCTTCCAAAAACCCACCAACAGTTGGGTCACCGTTCAAAGTATTGATAGTGGTCAAAACAGTAGAGTTACCGCGAAGCAACTGCTTGTTCAACTCACGTCGAAGCATACCCATAACAGAGCGCATACGAGCTTCAACAATCTTCACGATTGCTTTCTCGCCTTTGTTTTCCAACTCTTCTTTCTTGGTGATAACGATAGGAGCAGTAAAGTCAGCCCACTCGTAGATAGCAGGTTGCAATACGTCTTTAACAGCAAGGTTTACTGCTTCGTATCCAGTAGGAAGGTTAGTAATTTGAGAGTGTTCAGCGATTGAGAGGGGACGTTGGATTTTAATACCACCATCTTCATACTCGATACCACCAAAGCGTTTTGCATTGTCAAGGAATGCAACCTTTTGAAATAATTCGTCAACTTCGCCATCACGGATGGAATACAAGGTCGACGATAGCAAATCATTCGAAATAGCCATTGTTTTACCTATAATGTTTAGTTTATGTAGTTTCGCCTAAACCGTATTCCTGTGGAATGGTTGTCTACCAAGTGCTCAAAGAGTTTGTTCGACATAGGCATTTTAAATTGTAATTGTTCTATTGTCAACCCTATGCAAGCAGTCCGCCTTTGAACTGTTGTAACATTGCATACAAGTAGTTACCTGGGCACTCGGTTGTACCGAAGTCTCTATGTCCATACACATCACTGCGTTCAAGACCATATTCTTCCATTAACATTTTAATTTTGCCCCACAACGATTCCATTTGTGCGGTGCTTGGTGCTTCATTGGATGTATTTCCAGTCACACAAATCCCAATGGAACCCTTGTTTTTACCTTTGCAATGAGCACCTGTTTTATTGATGTGACGCCCGGCCACCACTTCTCCAGTACCCAATACAATGTAGTGGTACCCAATGTCAGACCAACCATTGCCATTGACATGCCAATCATAAATCTGTTCTTTTGTTGTAGACTGCGGAGAAGCAGAATGATGTACGATAATCTTGTCTACGTTGCGCTTACCTTTAGGCATAACATCCTCTACTTCTTTGCTTTTTGTGACTTGTGATATTGGAAGGCTTCCCAAGCATCACGAAACTTTGGTGTACCACTAGGAGACACAGACTTACCACCGGATGTTTTACGCAGTGTTTCACGCCGTGTAGACTTTTGTTTGGCTATCTGTGCACGCTCTTCTTTGAGTTTTTGTGCATCTACTTTGGCTTTTACAATGTAAAAAGCATCCTCCAAGCGTAGCTCTGGTCGCTCTTGTAACATCTGTGCCACTGGCAAACGATAGTCATCATTCATCAACTCTGGATTGTCAGTTTTAAACTGTTCGAGCTGCATACGACGTTGTTTCATCTGCATCTCTTCTTGGGCTGGCTTCATCATTTCCTGAAGCATTTTTGCTGCCTGGCGTTTTATTTCAGCCTGCATCCCTTCTGTTGTGTAGATGTCGTACTCTTCTTCTTTTGCCAACTCTTCTTCAGCACGTTTAAGAAACGGGTTGTTAACTGCATGGTCTTGTTGTCTATGCAGTTCTGCTCGCTCGGCTTCAAGTGCTCTTCGCATTTCAGCCAACTCTTGTGTCTTTTGAGTGTAACTAGAACGTATATTAGCAACATGCTTTCTCACATCTTCAGGTATGTGCTGCATCCACTCATGGAGTGGTTTCATACCTTTGTGGTTTGCATCTTCGGTAAACTCTTCGTAGTCCTCTTCATTAAGGCCCAACAGTTCCTCAATGGTCATGAGCTCTACATTCTCTTCACCACCATCAACACTATCATCACCATCAGGTGTTTCCACATCTTCAGTTTCTACTGCTTCAGTTTCAGTTTCAGTTGTTTCTGGCGTGTCTACGTTTTCAACAGTCTCCGTACCGGAGGTAGTGTTATTCATTTTCATTTCCTTTTGTATGCGCCTTTTTTAGGCATGGTTTTCTTACGTTTGGCTGCACGCACTTTAGCCATTTTTGACTTCTTGGCATCCTTGGCTTTTTTTGCAGCAGCTTTTCCCTTTGCTGTGTATGGGAACTTCTTTCCGTTGACTTTAGGCATATCAATCTCCTTGTATTCTTAGTCCTTTGTGTAGTTTAAGTGGTTCAATGTTATAGCAATACCAATCTATGGCTTTTATATAACCCCAATCGTAGTTATCCATCATGACTTCAATAAGTTTATCAAAGTCATATACCACAGGTTTTTTCTGTACAATAGCATTATCAAATATGCTTCTTGGTTCAAGATAAATCACATTCTCTCCATAAATAAAGTTTCGACATCCTCCAGTGGCATGTCTTCAGTTGTGATTTCATCTTCTGTGATACCCTCTTCAGTCTCTTCCTCTTCAGTAGGTTGTGACCGTAGGTATCTGTCGTATTGTTTATCCGATGCCAGTTTGTTGATTTTGCCTGCTAGGACCATCAGATTCGCGTCCGAGCTTATGTTTTCAAAGTCAAATGCAAACTCGTCGTCTACAATACCCTGCTCTACAGCATCATCTGTTGCACCTTGAAACATAGCGAGTACACGTACAAAGTCTGTTGGAAACTCTGTGATGTCACCTTGAAACAAGGGATAGTCTGGTGTCTGCCCAAACTTAGGCAGCAAACGGTTGGTGGCTTTGACCAGGTTGTTCAATGCTTTGGCACTGAATCTACCACGTGGTGCCATTTGTGCAAACGCCACTTCTTCATCTTGCTCGGCTGCACTGATTTCAGCCTCTAACATTTCTTCATTCACTCTTCCCCCAAGTTTCATCCAACTTACCACTGACTGCATCGCGTGCAGGAAACGCTTCCACCACAGCCTCTTCTTTTGTTTTACCACTTTTCAAGGCCTCCGTGTAGGTTTCTATTGTTTTATCTTGTGCTGTAACACGTCTTTTCTGTGTTTCAACCGCTGTATCCCATCGGTCTTTGGGCAGGTCAGCTTCGCATACAAACCCTCTACTTTCCATAATCTTTTGTTCTGTGTGCCTATTGGCTACGTGTTTACCCAATGCCTTAGAGAAGTAGCCATTGACTCCATGTTTGCCAGTGCCTGCCCAACTGCTATGTGTACCAGGTGCTGTTAACATACGATAAAGTTTGCCGCCACATCCAGATTCATATGTGTCAGTACCACATACCTTGGGTACACAGTTGTTTTCATGGTCTGAAAACGAGACTATCTCTTCATGTATTTTGTTACAGGCTTGACATCGGTAGGTGTACAATGGCATTATTGTCTCTGTGTGTTGAGCATGGCAGCGAGTTGTGCAGATGGTAGTTCACCTTGCGCACCTATCTCTCCAGGCGTGGTTTGCATTTGCTCCGGTGCAGGACCTCCCATACCTTGTGGTGGTGCTGGTGGTGCTGGAGGAGCTTCCATAAATGATTCTGGCAAGTCATAAATACGTATTAGTTCTTCTTTAATCTTGTCAGCAGGCACACCTAGACTTGTAAGCACAGGGAGCAGTTGGACAAGGTTGTTTCTTTTCAGTGCTTCAGATAGTGGTGTAGACGACTGGTCCAGTGCCACAATCTTAAACTTGGCATCCAAGTCTTGTACCGTGATGACCTTTGGTAAACCTTCTACCTCAATCACGGCTTGGTCTTTGTCTTCAGCCAGTAAAGCAATGATACGTAGATATGCAAGGGCAATCAGTTCAATGGCATTGTCCCGCTCTCTTGCGAGTTTTCCAATCTCCGATGCGGAGTATTGAGCAAGGGCAGTCACTTCGGTCGCCGTCGCCTTCGTCGCTTCCCCTCGACTAAACGGTGCCAAAATGCTGCCACGATTGATGTCTTGCTCTATGTAGCCTAGATACCTGTCAAAGTTACCCGACAATGGTTCTACACCCACTGCACGGATTATGCCGTCGAGTACAGGTTCATCCACTGCAATCATTGCACCATCCACACCTGCCGTTATCTTGGCCAGTGCCTCTTCATCGAGTGACCCTTCTTTGTACAAGTACTGTCTACTGTCTCTACGCACACTGTTAGCCCAGTATGTACGCAGGATGTTCTTCTCGTAAAACTGGTCGTACACCCTAGATACTGCAGACAACCCACACATGGGCTTCTCTGGTTTACGTGCATAGTAAAGTGGACACAATGGACTCATGGGACGGTCGTCATATGTCCGCACCGGTATCTCACTTTTCTCCAACAGTTCACCACCATCTTTGTAGTTTGCACTCCAAAAGTACAGTTTGTCATATGCCAGGTCATAGAACTCTACAATCTGCACATACAAATAATCATTGGGCAAATCCTCACTCACTCCAGTGTACTTCTCCTGTGGAGTAAAGTAATCCACCTTGGGTATCGGTGTAAACTTCTTGGACCCAAACCGCTGCCGTACCTCTGGCATCGGCAAGTAGTACACATGCGCCATAAACCTCTGTTCATCCCAAGCACTCGCATCCATATCCACTATCACTTCCCAGCACGGAATCGCACGGATGGATACCTTTTCAAGCATGTCCGTGCTATCCGTAGGGGATAGTTTGAGGAATGAAGCAGGATAAATAAGGGCAAGTCTTGATGCAATTTCGAGCTGCTCTCGCTTGTCAAACAAAAATCGGTTGACAACAGCCTCTGCCATCTTTGCATTTCCTTCTATGATTGATGCATCCTTTGCCACAACAACAGCAGGATTGCGAGAAAACAAACTAGCAATAAAACCCTCAACGTAGCTAAAGCAGTCGGCTGTCTCCACTCGGACCATTGTGTCATCCATATACTCTGACTGCCAGAAACGATTCTCATAGACATCCCGATACCTCTTCATCTCCGCGCGCTGGTCATCCCAAAAATGGTTGTGTTCATCCAATACCGTACGTATCAATGCCACTGCTTCTCTATTGGTTCTCATTGTTCTTCTCCGTAACAACACCACTACTATACACCACTACACGACCATCCGCACCCATTACCTCAAACTCTTCGTACAGACTTTTGTACTGGTCCACCAACACCTTTGGTATCCACACCACAAACCTATCGCTACCCACCTTGTACGTCAAACGAACCAGTTCAAGAGACACATTCTCATTGCATTTACAAGGATACGATGTACACATCGGACACACACTTAACGGCTTGCCATCACTCATACAAACAATCTCATTTGACGCTGTTCTAACTCTAACCTGGCTTTGGCGTCTTCATAGTATTTAGTATTAATTTCATATCCATCCAAATCATACCCCATATTGTGACAAGCAACCGCAATACTACCACTACCCAAATGCGTATCCAGTATTTTGTCACCTTCTTGGGCATACGTGTTTAACAACCACTCATACAATGCAACGGGCTTTTGACACGGATGGATGCGCTCTTCCTTGTGACGCATATCTTCTTGCAACATCCCATTCCATCTATACCTAAACTGGTCTACTCGTACACCAAAACTGTGACTGGCTATTTCGCATTTGCTAAACGTTGACGCGTCATTCCTTTTGTCCCATATGATTCGACCAACACTAGATACATGTTGTGCATAGTAGTTGACACCCCATATGATTTGATGACGTGACACACGCTCGATCTCTCTAAAATAATCTGCATCCGGTATCCACCAATGCTTTATCTTTTCATGGTTTCGCCGAACACCGGTTGTTGAATACAGATTGCCTGTGTATTTTGATTTTGCAAACCCTGAAAAATACGGAGGGTCTACTATGGCCAGATCATACTGGTTGTCCTCCATACCAGCAAACGCTTTCATACAATCATCATTGAACAACCGAATCACTAATACCTCCTGTGCAAATGCGGACTGACACCACTCGTTTGCAACTGCCTATCCGCTTTCTGACTGATGATCCACTCCGGCAAAAATGCACTCTGCTTTATCTTTACACTGTTTAAACACCAATACGCCAATGCCATCGCCATCGCACTGTCACAGTGACTCTCCACATCCTCACCAAACCTCAATATACCCTTCTCGTCTACTGTGATACTACGAAGCTCCGTCATCGTCACGTTGTCTATCAACCGTATACTACCCGTCTGTATACCCTTCTTCAAGTTCTCAAACAACAACGGCTTACTTCTACTCGTTGTCAAAAAGTCCTTACCAGTATGCGCATCCTTCCACAAACGATAAAATCCCTGGTGCACCAACTCTTGTATTGTAGCCAACCCATAGTTGTTACTCTCCACCAACGTCAATGCATTGTTGTACGTAACACTCATGTCATAGATGTAATCTGCCAGCTGTACCGGACTAACCGTATTCGAACGGTATATACACACCGGCTGTAAAGTCATCCTAGACACACAAAACACTACAGCATAATCCCTACCTACACCACCACTAACATCTACCCCTATCGCATACGTATCGTCTGCATTCGGCTCCTCAAAAGTCACCCACTCTGTAGGACTAACCGTCAATACATCCACATGCTCAAAATCATCATACGTAAAATATGTATTCCCACTGATACGATACGCCTCATCCAAGGTCATCGGATACTCTCGTATGAACTTCTCCCAACCTAACTTACTTATCTTTTCACGCCTCCATGCAAACTGACCCAGTGTAAGCCCAAACTCCTCCTGTAACTTCGTCTCCTCATCTGTCAGGGTTATCGGTATGTCATCCATACAATACTCTGCATGCTTAAACCATGGAAAGAATAAGTAATTCCAATCTGCTTCACCTATCTGATGTTTATGTACTTCCTTCCACAATGCATCATTGTAGTAGTTGGCTGTACTCTCTATTATTAACTGCCCATCATTCAAGGCACTAATAGCCGTAGCCTTCAACTCTTCTGGATTCTCTGCAAAGGCATACTCCGATATGTGTAGCATACTACAAGTCTGGGACCGTAGACCCCCTGCCTGTGTAGCCGCCGCCGCTATGATACGTCCACCACCCTTGAATGCTAGTTCTGTTGTGTTGTCTGTATCTAACTCTCTTTTCAATCCCTCTGGTAAATACTGGTAAAACCTTTTATGGATATGTAGCAAGTGTTTACTAGATGCAATCTTATAAGACAGTATTATTAATGTTAGTGGTGTTGTTGCTGTATAGGCCTTCCAAAACATGTATGCACAGACAACTGTACTAGACCCTATCTGTCTAGGCTTTAATACAAGGGTATCTCGACCCTCTTGTAAAGCGTTAATGATGTCTATCTGTTCTGCATTCAATCGAAGGGGTACAACCTTACCAGATTTATCCACTATTTTAAGACGTTGGATAAATTCAAAAGGGTCACTAAATACCCGCGCTATCTGATGTTGTATTGATTCCATGTATTGACCTGGTAGGTTAAGGAAGGCTAGCATCCTATGTCCCTCGATACTAGCCTAGTGTGTATCCCTCTAAGATTAAAGAACAAAGCAACGATGACAAGGTGTATTGTGTACGCGCTTAAATATACAATACTGTAAAACAATAGTGTATGCAAGGGTAAAAGATGGAAGCCACAAAAGCCCCTAGACCGTCGACCTGCTATCTGGTGTGGTTGCTATGGGTGAAATACTGTAACACGGGTGGGACCGTGTACGGGTCGTATTTACCCCATACCTGCCCACACTGGCGATAGCATAGACTTAACAAATATGGGGACTGTTTTTTGACATTGTTAAAATATTTAGAGGTAGCCGCCTACACCCCAAAACCCTACCCGCCTAACGATGATGTTACAAATGCAGCAAATGCAGTCCGGAGGTTAGGGGCGCTGCAAATGCAGCAAAGGGAGGCCATGACGCAGCTGCAGCAATTGACGCACGCGCAGCAATGCAATCACGTTGTGACGCAAATGCAGCAATTGTCCTGGGTTGATGTTGCACGCGCAGCAAAGGGATTTGGATGCTGAAGATGCAGCAATGCCATAAACGCAGCAAGCTCTTGACACAATCGCAGCAAAGAGGATGCATGCTGGTATCGCAGCAATTCACACTGGTCGATGCTGTATGCGCAGCACGTGGATTTGGATGTTGCAAAACCAGCATTTGTTTTGGTGTTTCATGCTGCAAAACACGCAAATGTTTCATTGTTTTGGTTTTGTATCCGATGTTTCTAACCATGAAGCAATCGCAGCGACGTCCTGGGGCCCGGGTTGAGACAAAACAGATTCTACCTCCCTAGTGTGTAGCAGCGCGACAAACTTTGACAGGTCCGAGCCCGAAAAGGTTACACTTTTACCGTCGGTTTTAATCTCACTCTGTGCAAGTTGGATGTAAGCCCACAGTAGCCCCGTTATCGATTGTTCGCGGATACATTTTGCAATTTGATTGTGAGGTTTGTTTAAGTAGGTACTTGGTCTCTTTGTCATGTGTTTACCTTGGTTATGATTGATACGGTATTCATGTATACACAGTTGTAGTAACCTGTACACAGTTCACATATCAATATACACAAAAAACCCCATGTAAGTGAATACACGGGGTTAAGTAGTGGTGGTGGTGTTGTCTAGGTTAACACTTTATACATTGTAAAAGTACCAAGACAAATAACCAGAATTGTAAACGTCTTCTATCCATACCACCACCCCAAAATCAAAGGGAAGTACACGATACAAAAGAACAACATATTGAGATACACCAAGCAAATAATTGCAGTGTCGATTTTTGTATCACGCCTCATTGTTCACCCCCTTCGGTATTCCATACATGAGGAACACCATTTTGATAGACGATGTAATTACACCCTTGCCAGTCTAACAACTCTAAATAGTAGTCAATGATTTTGATGTCATCATTAAGAACGACAAACTTTGATACATCGATGGAGTTATCATCGTTAAATACTTCGATTCTTATAGTCATACTGCACCCCCAACGAACAAAGACACGACAGAATCAAACGATTGAATGAAATCATCATGTATACTTTTTCCGGTGGTTGTCGCTCGTTTACCTTGCAATAAAATGTACCGGTGTTTATCCTGGGGTCTGACGTCGTGTAAATCCCCGTCACCAAATACCGCGGGGTATTCGTTCAACAATCTGATTTTATCCTTTTTGGTTACAACGATGGCCACCCGATCAAAGGAGCTGTGAACCTTCTTTGTTGTCTCACTGTAACTATATGTGAGATGGTAGGATACCCAAGGATTATTCACAATAGGGTATTTTGTGTAGTCGTAAAACCCTGCCAGCCCTATTCGAGTAGGTACCGGCGCAATTGAACCGGTATAACGTCGTAAACCTTGCAAAAATTGCTTAGTATGCCTTTGTCCAAAATCCTCAACGATGGAATCCATATCTAACACTTTATGAAATGGTAGATCGGATGTACCATTGAGACGACAGTACAATGATTTACCGTCAATACTGGCCTTGAATGCTTGTATGTATAACTCTCTAAGAAGATCAACTAAGTAACGCTCGGTATAATGGTATAGTGCGAGTGTTCTATTCTGTATTGTGGTTTGATGATGCAATCCAAGAAAGCCGGTGAATGCAATACACCCGTGTTTACATAGTCCAGACATTTTGCAAGTGTTGACGCCTTGCACAGTGGTAGAGGGTGCAAGGTATAACCCAGTCACACCCACGTCTTTTAATCCTTCAGTTTTAG